CATTGTAACCGCTAAATATAACGCAGCATAAGGGAGGATAAACTTATGGCTACTTTAACTACATTTTTAGCACCCACTCGTGGAGCAGGTAATCCTTCACGTAAACCCTACATGATCGAAAATACAATTGACCTTACTTCAAGTGCAATTGATTGTTCATCTGGTGACATTGTTCAAGCACTTACCGTGCCTGCTTCACATGTTATTCTTTGGGCTGGTATGCAAGTTACGGAAAGTGCAACTCAAAACACGGGTACAGACGCTACTATCACTCTTGGTACAGCGGTTGACCCTGATGAGTACATCACTGCATTTGATATTGATGGAGCAACTGACCTTGTCTATGCACCAACAGTAGCACAAGCGGGTGTTCTTGTTAGTCCTTCTTCAGATACATTGGACCTAACCTTTGCTGGTTCTGGTGCAACTTTCACTGCTGGTAAACTCCGTGTGTTTGCCATGTTGATGGATGTCTCTGAAGTTGGTGTTCACACCGCTGCAACAGCAGCCCGTGACAACACTTAAATAACTAAATATTGGGGCTGGCTTCTGCTGGCCCCATTATTGTATCTTAAGGAAACTCAGAATGGCTACATACGTACAGCTTATAAATGAATTGCTAAGACGATTAAATGAAGTCACACTAGAGGTTTCTGGCGATGGCTTTGATACCGTTCGTAACGTACAAGCTCTTTCTAAAGATACTATCAACAGTAGTATCCGTGCTATTTTACAAGATGGTCAAGAGTGGCCCTTTTTAAAACAAACTTATACACAGACACTTACAGTAGGTACCCGTCAATATAGTTTTCCAGCCGACATGGCTTCAGTTGACTGGGGTACTTTTTACCTTAAAAAATTAACCTCAGCAAATAACCAACCAAGAAGACTTTCTCCTATCTCCTACGAAGAATACATCTCTCGTTTTAGACAAGCCGATGATAATGCCAATCAGACTACAGGAGACTCTGCACCAGAGCATGTGTATCAGACACAAGAATCTAAGTTTGGTGTTACACCAATTCCAGATAAGGCATACCAAATAGAATATATTTATTGGTCTTTTCCTGCAGACCTTGAACTTTATGATGATACAGCTATTATACCGGACAGATTTAAACACGTTATTATTGATGGTGCTATGATGTACATGATGCGTTTTAGAAGTAACGAACAGAGTGCAGCTATCCATCAACAAAACTTTCAAGAGGGTATTAAAACAATGCGCCGTATTCTGCTTGACGATAAGATTTCATTACGGTCAACTGTTCTTAATAGGACATCAATGAATGGCTGATAACTTAGCCTCATATAAAGTTTTTTGTGCTGGTGGCCTAGATACTAGCCGGGATGTGTTGTCACAAACTGAAACTGCACCTGGTTCGGCTACAGTACTTATTAACTACGAGCCAGCTGTTACTGGTGGCTATCGTAAGATAAGTGGCTATAGTAATGACTATGGTACTATAGGTGGCACGGGTAATGTACTAGGTGTAGCTGTTGTTGATGGAATACAGGATGGTATCTTCGGAGCACGTAAACCTAGCTCTGGCAGTGACTATTTGCATAGGTGGAATCCGTCTGGTGACGGTAGCTGGGTCGCCATAAACTCTAGTGTAGTTGCTAATGATAGAGATGGTGTGTGTGCTGCACAAACTACTAGCGGTGCAGCTAACCTAGTTATTAACGGTGCCCTGCACTCAAGCAACACAATTAACTTTACCACTGCTGCATCCCTACAACCTAGAAAAGTTACTATTTTTTCTGCTGGTGGAGATGTATCAGGTGTATCTTTTACTATTACAGGCACGGACTACTTAGGCACCGCTCTTGTAGAAATAGTAACAGGTCCAGCTGCAGATGCCACAGTAACAAGTACAAACTTCTTTAATACTATTACTCAGATAGCAGCAGGTGGTGCGGTCACAGGTAATATTGAAGTGGGGTCAGGTGCTGGTCAATATAGACCTACTGCACCCACAATGACAAACGTAGCTAAAGTAAGGTTTCTTAAATACAACTGGTCAGGCGCAAAGGTTATTCTGACAGATGGTATAAATCCTGCTGCTACGTATGATGGCTCAAACTATATTCAAATAACAGACAGCAACGCACCAAACAGCCCTAAGTTCTCTGCCTCTTTTGCAAACCACATGTTCTTAGCTGGTGACCCAACTGACAATTTTAACCTATATTTTAGTTCTCCTTTAAATGAGACAGACTTTTTACCTGCCAATGGTGCAGGAGTTATTAATGTTGGATTCCCTATTGTCGCAATAAAAGCTTTCCGTGATCAACTTTATATCTTTGGTATAACTAATATTAAAAGACTCGAAGGTAATAACTTAGCCAACTTTACTTTAAAGGAAGTTACAGATAACCTAGGTTGTATGGCTTCAGATAGCATCCTTGAAATTGGTGGGGATCTGCTATTCCTTTCACAAGATGGTCTACGTCCTATTTCTGGTACTGCTAAAATTGGCGATGTAAATTTAGAAACTGTCTCAAAAAACATACAGTCTATTTTTACTGATGTTGTATTTGATATTGACCTTGAAAAGATAGATGCAGTAGTCATTAGACAAAAAACACAGTTCCGTATCTTCCTTGGTGCTTCTGATGGACAGGGTATTATAGGAGGCTTTAGACAGTCACCTAATGGGTTACAGTTTGAGTACGGTCAGATGTTAGGTATCTTTACTACTTGCGCTGCTAGTGGTTATTTAGGTCAGTACGAGTTTGTTATCCACGGAGATAGCACAGGTAAGGTACATAGGCAAGAGCAAGGCAATGACTTTGATGGTGATCCAATCTTTAGTGTATTCCAAACACCTTTCTTCCACATGCAAGATCCAGAGCAAAGAAAAATATTTTACACAGTAGCTACCTATCTTCGTTCTGAGGGTGACAATGAAATTGTTATGTCAGCCTTATACGACTATGAAGATGTAAACACGCTTAGTCCAACTAACTTTACACTAACAACTGCAGGGGCAGCGGCGTACTATAACGAAGCTACATATAACAGTACGGCTGTTTATAGTGGTAACCCAGCGCCGGTTAGAAGAACAAACATTTCAGGTTCAGGAAAATCCGCAGCACTTAAATACGTAACAAATGATACAAATGCATCACACAGCGTACAAGGCATGGTGATTACATTTGGAGTAGGAGATAGGTTGTAACATGGCAGGGTACACAAGACAGTCAGCAGCTGACATTACCGCTAATGCGGTTATTAAAGCGGCCCCAGTAAATGCAGAATTAAATGCATTGCTTGCTGCTTTTAATGCAAGCACTGGGCATAAGCACGATGGGACCACTGCAGAGGGTGCCTTTATCCCTACACTTGCAGATTCAGATGGTAATAATAAAATTGCTGTAGATACAGCTAACAATAGACATGGGGTCTTTGTTGAGGTTAGTACAAACCCAGTAGAGCAAGTACGTTTCCAGGATGGTCTTATTGTTCCTGTAACTGACAATGACATTGACTTAGGTACATCCTCAGTAGAATATAAGAACCTCTACATAGATGGCACTGCTTATCTGGATACTGTAAGTATTGGAGACAATGACTACACTACAATAACAAACAACGAGTACGATGTATCAAGTGGTAATCTTACAGTTGACGTAGCTGGTGATATCATACTTGACGCAGATGGTGGTGACATATTTGTCAAGGACGGTGGTACTACTTTTGGATCACTTACTAACACTAGCGGCAACCTAATCATTAAGTCGGGAACTACTACAGCGGCCACGTTTGCAGGTGCTAATGTAGACTTTGCAGGTACAGTTGATATAACAGGTGCTACAGTACTGGATAGCACTTTGGCGGTGGCAGGTGCAGGAACGGTAACAGGTACACTGACAGCTACTAACAATGCAGCTGTGGGCGGAACACTGGCAGTCACAGGTGCTACCGCACTTAATGGTGGCCTAACTATGGACACTAATAAGTTTACCGTAGCTAATACTTCTGGTAATGTTCTTACTGCAGGTACGATGACAGTTGCAGGTGCTACCGCACTTAACGGTGGTCTTACAATGGACACCAATAAGTTTACGGTAGCTGACACTTCTGGTAACGTAGCTACAGCAGGTACACTTGCAGTAACAGGTGCCAGTACTTTTACAGGCGCAGTAACTGCTGATGCAGGTATAAGCATAGACAACATTACTATTGACGGTACAGAGATTGACTTGTCTTCTGGTGATCTTACAGTTGATGTAGCAGGTGACATTTACCTGAATGCTGATGGTGCTAACATTGTACTGCAAGACGGTAGTGCAACATTCGGATCACTAAACAATAGTGGTGGAAACCTTGTTATTAAATCCGGTACAACTACAGCAGCTACTTTTGCAGCGGCAAATGTAGACTTTGCGGGAACTGTAGATGTCACAGGTGCAGGGACATTTGATAGCACAGTTGCTGTAGCTGGAGTACTAAGCCCTGCTACTCACGTAGATATGCCAGACGATGCTAAGATTAAAATAGGTACAGGCGATGACCTTAACATCTACCACGATGGGTCCGATAGTTATATTGACAATGCTACCGGTGCGTTAAACGTAGCAACAGGTACTAGTGGAATTGCCATAAACATTGGTCATGGTACATCAGAAGTTACTGTCGGTGATAACCTTACTGTAGCAGGTAACTTAACTGTACAAGGTACACAGACCGTTGTAGACACTGTAACCATGAACGCAGCCAATGCCATTGTGTTTGAGGGTGCAACGGCTGACGATCACGAAACTACACTTACTATTGTAGACCCTACAGCAGACCGTACAATTAATCTACCTAATCAGAGTGGCACTATTCCAGTACTAGCCGCCGCAAGTAACACAGCTATTACATCTACACCTGCTGAACTGAATCTTTTAGATGGTGTAACTGCAACAACTGCAGAAATTAACCTTCTTGATGGTGGTACTTCTGCTTCGTCAGTCACTGTAGTAGATGCAGATCGTGTCCTACTCAACGACAATGGTACTATGAAGCAGGTTGCAGTAACAGACCTTGCTGCATACTTTGACGATGAAATTACTGCAATGCCTAACCTTGTTTCTACAGGGGCATTAAACTCCGGTTCTATTACAAGTGGCTTTGGTACAATTGACAATGGCTCAAGCGCCATTACTACTACAGGCACAGTAAACTTTGGTAGTTTGTCTGACGGTACTATTACCGTTACGGGTTTTGTTGACGAAGACAATATGGCTTCTGATAGTGCTACACTTGTACCAACACAACAATCCGTATTGGCTTACATTACAGCAACTATGGGTAGTGTAACTAGTGCTGCTAATAGCGCTACTGCAGCTGCAGCTTCTTATGATAGTTTTGATGATCGTTACTTAGGTGCTAAGTCTTCTGCTCCTTCCGTAGATAATGATGGCAACTCACTTATTACTGGTGCTTTGTACTTTAACTCTAGTACTAACGTTATGAATGTTAGAACTTCTGGTGGTGGTTGGACTGCTGCTGGATCAAATGTAAATGGTACATCAAGTAGAGAAACCTACGCAGTAGGAACTAACAAAACTAGCAATGGTGGTGTATCCTACACAGGCTCTACTACTTCTTTTCCAGCAACGTATGATGCACCTTATGTAGACGTCTACCTTAATGGTGTCAAGATGCTCAACGGTACAGATGTTACCGTTACGTCAGGCACTGCTGTTGTACTAGCTGCGGCTGGTGCTGCAGGAGATATTGTTGATATTGTAGGGTATGGTACATTCACTCTTTCTAATCAATATACTAAAACAGAATCAGATGCAAAGTACGCAACTAAAGCAAGTCCAACATTTACAGGTACTGCAACGTTTAGTGACGGAAACATTACAAACGTAGGAAACATTGCACTTGATAGCTTGACAGCCGATGGAAGTACAATTACAATAACAGGTAATACTACCTTCGCTGATGGAGCATATGACTTTGACATTGCTTCTCACGATACTTCAAACGGTTTAAAGCTCGGTGGTACATTAGTTACTGCTACTGCAGCAGAACTTAATATACTGGATGGTGTTACTTCCACAGCAGCCGAACTTAATATACTGGACGGTGTAACAAGTACCGCTGCAGAACTAAACATTCTTGATGGGGTTACATCTACCGCAACAGAGTTAAACCTTGTAGACGGAGCAACTGCAGGCACTATTGTAAATAGTAAAGCTGTTGTCTATAGTTCCGGTGGTCAAGTCAATGCTACCACACTTGCCATAGCTGGGACTGCTATTACGTCCACAGCAGCTGAGTTAAACATACTTGATGGAAAAAGTTTTGTTGATGAAGACAATATGTCGAGTAATTCAGCAACAGCAATAGCATCACAACAATCAGTAAAAGCGTATGTAGACAGTTCTGTTGCTACCGCAGCAAGTAAAGGCTTTGCTATTGCCGCAGCAATAGTATTTGGATAAAGGAAAGATAAATGACCGTAGTAAATTTAATCAACGTAGCAACTATCACACCCGTGATGGTGGCTGGTGCAGTAACAACAAGTAGAGCATCTATCGTTGATGTTGCTGC